GCCAGGGCATTTTCGGGTGCCGCCCCGTAATCTACCGGAGGTGGTGCATCACCTGCAACCACCATATCCACCATCTGCACCCGATGCGCAGCCCAATGAAGGGTTGCCTCGACGTGCCCACACGGGTATGCCCAAAACATCCCGCCGGTGGATATCAGCGTGAAGGTCAAGTCGGGGTCTCCAATGCGCGTCCAAACGCTCACCTCTATACCCCTAAGAACAGACCTCACTCGAACTGAACGATAGGAGGGTCGCCTTGGTCTGTCTAATAGGTGGCCACAGCAGTAACGAGGCTCCTCTGTTGACAAAAGAGCGCGGTACGTGCTTCGAATGAAGTTCTTGCCCGCGATGACGACGTTGCATTTTTGCCCACACAACATGTTGTAGGCATAATGAGCAACGACGGCTACCGGCAACGACAAACGGGCCAAACCCACATGCAGAGCCAATCGAAGTGACCCTTGCGCCAAAGAATCCCCCGCCATCAGGCCTTCTACCAAACTAAGGCAGAAAGGCGCTGCCCAATGGCTACGCTTGACCAACTCCTCAACAAGAGGGCTTGCCGCAATGGCACACCTGAGCCAAAAAGGAGTAGCAACCTTAACAACTGGTCGAAAATGACTAACGACAAAGTTGAGAGGCGTACCGAGATCCACATGGCAGACTCGTCGCCAAAACTGACTGCTAAGGACAGTGCGGAGTGAGGTGATGCTATTCGCCTCACGTTCAGCCGCAGCTATATCTTCAGCCATCAATTCGTATCTACTACACAAATAGGCATGTGTCTCATGCGTAGGCACAGCACACTCCACACCCAAATAAAGAGGAGGCAACTGATACGCCCGCTGGTTCTCACCCTGGGTAAGCGCTATCACACGGTCCATAATCGTCCGGACAACAGGTACGTGTCCAACGGCAGGCCTCATGCAAACGGCAACACCTCTAGCCCACGCTCTGAGATTCTTCTCATTGAAAGGCTGGGTACAAAAGAACAGCTTGGACATAAGTCGCCCTGGTTTGGGCGTAAGTCGAAGGCCAGTAGAGGACGGAACCACAATACCGCTACAAAAATCAACATCATAGATAAAGGGTGTCAACGACCCCTCCAATTCGAAT